TGCAAAACAGGATAAAATTGATCCAACTTTCATAGCTTCGGTCTTTACAGGGGTACTAGCTACATTCGGTGTTGAGGCAGGTAAGAATAAAGGTAAATCAGCATCTAGTGGTGGTGCAAATATATCGAAGAAAGATATGGAAATATTAATTGAGAAAGCAGCAAATACAGCACCAGCACAAACAATCAGAATAGAACAAGCACCAATGGTTCTTGCTCCTTCAGTACCACCTAAGAAAGGATAATGGAAAAGCAAGTGAAATGGGGTAAATGGTTCGCTCTGGGATTAGGTGGACTCATTGGATTATCTCACATTGGTATGATAGGTTCTTTATCAAATCGCCAAAGTAAATTACCAAGTATCAACTTACCAGTTGGTCCTTATACGTCATATGAAGCAGAAGTCGGACATAACGGATATAAAATAAGTTATAAAGCAAACGATCCAAAAGTAATGCGTGTGGAAAGGGACAGCAATACTAAAGGTGGGTTTCTTGGATTGGCTAACAACAAAGTTAAAGTCGTTGAACAGTACACGATGGACGGTGCAGTTCACAATAAATCAACCACAACAGAAATCGGAACAGAAGGAAAATCAGAAGCTTGTATCAAAGCAATCGGAGGAGCAGAAAACACAGGAAGACTCGTGGGTTCCAGTGTTGGTGCTAGTGTTGCTCCTAGCGTCGCTAATATTCCCATTATTGGTTGGGTTGCTGCTGGTTGGGTAACTATGTTTAGTGGTAATCAAGGTGCAGAAATAGGTGGTGGTATGGCAGAGGACTTAAATAAGAATTGTTAAGTTGCAATTCTAAAATTTTCTGCTAGAATATACATAGAGAAAGTAAATAATTAAAATGGCAGTCTACCAAGACTACGAAATAAGAATCAATTTGAATGAATTGATTGAATCAAGAATACCTTGTTGTGATTTACTACATCCTGATCATTGCCTAACAGAGCAACAGGTTGCAGAGATTGCACATGATATTCGTATGGATTTAGATTTACATCCTGTCTTTCATCAAGTAGATCAACATATTATGAGATACGTTGAAGCTGCGGGTATTGACAACAAAGAACACTGGGTAGAGGAGAGACTACCTGATTTACACGAGGAGGAAAAATGATTTTTGGATCAAACCCATCAGTATATACATTACCAGGTACTTGGGAAACACAACCTTTCGTTCCAGTTGAATTGGTATTCAGCACTACAGTTGCAATAGCATCTCTAGGTTTAGTCGTAGGTTTGATGGCAGGTATTTCAATTGTTAAGATAAGAAGAAAAAGAGTATGATAGGTGTGGGAGTCCACACATAAATGCGTATTTATACCTAGTGTGTTAGACTAAATAATAATGTACTGGAGTTGAAACTATCATGTCCCACTACACATTAAGTTGGCACGACCAAAAAAATGAACACCATGAAATTGGTGAATATGCGGAAGACGCATTTGAAGCAGTAAAACACGCAAGAGAGGATGTTCCGTATCTACACGAACATCCTTTTTCATTGGACTCAATCAAGGAGGTCAAATGAAAAATCTACCTATCAAATCAACAACTATCTTATTTGGATTCATCTGTATAGCAGTTTACACATCAATTAATTACGCTTGGGTATGAAACAATTTAACACTTGGGTATTAGATACCACAATATACATCATTGATTTTCTTTACAGAGGTAGAGACTTTCAAAGATTCTGGGTTCTTGAAGTAATTGCAAGAGCACCATACTTCTCATTCATAAGTGTACTTCACTTTCGTGAGTCACTTGGACTACGAGGAGAAGACCATATATACTTAATGAAGGAACATTTCTATCAGGCATTAAATGAAACAGAACACTTGGAGGAGATGGAAACTCGTGGAGGCAATGAGCATTGGATCGATAGATTCTTCGCTAAACACTTGGTTCTTCTTTACTATTGGATTATGGTTGCTTATTATTTCGCTAGTCCAATAGATGCGTATGACATCAATATGAAGATTGAAAAACACGCATACGAAACTTACGTCAAATACTCTGCATATCATCCAGAAGATAAAAAGATTGCAGAGATAGCCGAGGATGAACTTAATCACGCAAGAGAATTAAAACTTGCGATGTCGATGGTTTAGTGATATAATAAATATTACACTTGTAACAATTAAATGCTATCTCTTTTACTACTCACATCTAGTTTTCTAAATTTTATCTTTTACATCTACGCAATCGGTTTTGTCGTTGCACTTGGATTAGAGCAGATAGTTAGAAAAGGTGGTAATGAAAGAGATATCTATATTGTAGAATATAATCGTAAATATTTGTGGAGAAATACTTGGTTGATAAATATATTTTGGTTTTTTACAAATATAGGATTATTTGTAATGTCTAGGAACATGCAATCACCAGTAGATAACTTTTGGAGCGAAGGACTTTAATGGAAAAAACATACGACGATACAAATTGGAGAGAAGACTACGCAAAAAATTTTTGTAATAATAAACGTCATCTTGAACTATTAGAGAACGGACCTCATAGTTTATCTCAAGCGTGGTTACTAGGTGCACTTCATAATGAATGGAAAAGAATTAAGGGATACAAAGACGAATACCCAGAAGAAAATAAAGGTCAATGCCAATCTTCATTGAAAGAGTTTTACTCTCGATATAAAGACCAAGGTATCTAATGCATCGGTTCAAAGAGATATTACCAGTTCAACGTAAACGTAAATGGTGGAGGATTAAACTGTGGCAGTTCAAACGGTTACTTGGTCGGTTAATATAATGGTTGCAATATTGTTAGTTTGTGTTACAATAGCAATATACTATATAATGAGATACGATCATTTCTTTCCTAATGACTAAAAAAGAAGAACGAAAGTATGCAAAGAATCGAGAAGAATACTTCCGTGAGTTTCACAGAGTGATAGCACCTGTGGTTGTAATGAAAGTGGAGGGTAAAGATGAATAAGTTAGCAATAATTCCAATATTCTTTTTAACAATGTGTGGTACAGCACCTATAACTGACCCACCTGCACACGCTTGTAGTCTTCCTTTAGATGGTTCACCTGCTAATTGTCCTGATGAAAGAGATTTAATATTGATACCTCGACAAGAGTTAAGAGGAGAAGTTGATATGTATAATCCTAATCATTGGCAACAAATGCAAATGATGTTTCAAAGAAATATGAACAAAGGTAGAATTGAGCAAACCGCAACAAAACCTGGTGATGCCATAAATAATGCACTAGATAATTTTTGGGAGCAAGAAAATGGGAGCAATGGTTCCACCAAGCAGGAAAAGCTGCTATAACTTTAGAGTAACGGAGATTAATCGTGTTGTTGACGGGGATACTATTGATGTCACCATTGATCTTGGGTTTGATCTATACAAGAAAGAAAGAGTTAGAGTTGCAGGAGTTGATACGCCAGAGAAAAGAACAAGAGATCTGGAAGAGAAAGCACTGGGACTAGACGCTACAAACTGGATGAAAAAAAATTTGGAGGATGCAATTGATGGAGATGATGAACTCACTATACGAACTGAACTTAAAGGTGGGATGGGTAAGTATGGTCGCTTGCTTGGTTGGCTATACATTGGTGATGATGAACTATCGCTCAACGAAAAAATGATAACTGAAGGATATGCTTGGTCTTATGACGGTGGCACAAAACAAAAGAACTTCGAGGAACTACGTGAGATACGTAGGTCTTTTGGTACGTTAGATGCTGGCTAAACTTAAAAAGGCATATGTAAATTTCACATTGACTTTTGCAATTCCTTTACTTATACTGAATGGTATAACTGGTCATTATTCTGCATGGTGGGATAGAAAAATGGAGGGTGCTGAAACTTTGTTTGCTTGTAGAAAATTAGCAGACAAAGGTTTAGGAACCAGAGAAGAGTGTCAGGAAGAGTTTAATAATAGTTATGAAAATTTTTTAGCAGAAGATATTCTTGACAAAGAACTTTTTGACCCTCTATATAATCACATAAGCATGAATTATATGCAACCCATGCGAGGATGGTACTATCGAAGAACAAGAAATCTTTACAACTTCTATAGGTGTCGTCAGTATTTGTTTGATTTTGAGATGGTAGGAGAATGTATGAAAATTACTAGGGAGATGGACGAATGAAAATTTTAATTAAAATTGGTGTTGGTATATCTTTAGGTGTCAACCTTTTTGTATTTTCTGCTTTATTATATAATTTAAAGATGTATGATAAAAGAGTTGATGAAAATCGAAAGTTTATTAAAGATACTATTATTGAGGAAGTTTACAAACAGATAAAATTTGTAATGCCTAAACAATCTGGTGGTGTTGTCAAATGACAATCCCACGCATTCATGTAAAAGAAGTAGATATTCCAAATATCTATACACCAGATTGGATGAGTCGTCAACCTAATGTTGATCATCTAGTTCCTCCTGTGGTCTTGAATATTGGTAATCCAATTGTGAATATACCTGGTTGTGTGAAGATGCACAGAGATAATCAATATCATAATAATGGACTACCGATTGATCGAAACCTTGTTGAGAATGATCCAGATCAAGCAATGATACTTTGTGATGCAGAGGTTCCTTCTTATGATGCAATGAATTATGAACCAGAACAATTAATATTTACGAGAGAAACACCACCACCTGTTGTCGAACCACCACCAACACCACCAGATTTTAAAGCTGATGAAATACCTGAGACAAAAAAAGAGGTTCCTTGTCCTGGCCCAGGCCAACTGAGAGTTGGTGATGTTACACAATCAGGTGATGAGAGAGTTATAGGTCATCGACTTCTTGAAGATGGCAAAACCTGTGAGACATTATATGAACCAACCACAGCTGTTGAAAAATTTTTACCACCAGTAAATCAAGCAGCAACTGTGACAGCACTTGCGGTGGTGGCTACAGCAGGTGCAGCAGCAACACCATTATTAATAAGAGTCATCAGACCTGTAATCAAAAAATTATGGACTACTATTCAGAAAAAATTAGGTAAAGACGTTAGACAATTATCTAAATCAGAAATAGAAACTAACAAGTATCGTGAGAAGAAAGGACTCCCTCCTATCAAAAGAAAATAATATTACTTAGAGTTACCAATTGATATAGTTTTCAAATCACTTGATGTACCATTTACTTCTACTACAGGATTAGGATTGATTTCATGTACATGATTTTGTACTACACCTGGGGGATTTATTAACTGTACGTCGGCACAAATTTTTGCGTACTCAGTTCCAGGACGGAAAATTATTCCAGCCTTCATCAATTCACCACAATTTTTCAAACGAGCCAGCTCAAAGTCGAGTCGCTTATTGGCAAATATCTGATTCTGTACATTAATTTGTGTAGTTGCTGCACTCTTGCAGAGTTCTTGTAATTCCTTATCTAATGGTTTAGACCAAGTTGCAGATACACCTGCTGATAAATTATAGTTTTCTTGTTGTCCAGTTC